GCTATGCTGAGGCGGGCATAAAACTTTGCTCCCTCTCTAAGCAACTTCTTCCCATATCTTGTTAGAATTCCCTTGCGTGGGCAGAAGGATTCTGGATCGAGTACCACTGGTGTTTGGGTGAGTGGTACGTATGGGCAGTAGAAATATCCACTGTCCATATAACTGTCACCCTTATAGCCCATAAGGATTTGTCCGCTTGGGAACAATGGATCCTTATAGAGTCTCCAGCGATTGTTTACAGTTCCGACATATTGAATGCCGAGTGAGCTTGTAAATGTTTCGCTTGGAGCTGGAGCAAAACCAGCTGTGGCTGTTTCGAAGATAGAAGCAACTTCTGGGCTTGTTACGAGCCAGTTGCAACCACCACGAAGAGTCTTACGATGAACAACGTTGCTGACTTCAACAACCTTGACATAGAGACTTTCATATTTTTCCTTGATGGTATCACCGAGGGCTGTATTGAAGTCCCAAGATGCTACTGTTCCGGCATTGTTGCGAAGATCTCCGAGAACTTCGCGGTCAATTTCAAGATTGATTTCTTGAGCAAGAACAGCAGTGAGTTCAGCTTCAGCATCGAGGTTGTGCTGTGAGCGGAGGTCTTGTTGGGCCTCATAGCTCCAGACAGCCTTTAGCTTACGAGTCTTGGCTGCAATTTCTTCACTTTCAACAACTAGGTTGACTTCTGGAAGATCTTGGTTGCATTCCATGTTGTATTCATAGCTGACTACAACGCTGTTTGCACCTGGATCACTGTTCCAAGTAAGTTCAACTTCGCCTGTTGTTAGGTCTAAACTTCCAGCGGTTGCCTTTGCAGCTGGAGTTCCAATGTCTGTAAATGTAAAGCTTCCGCTTTGATCTACAACAAAGGTTTGAACAGCTGTGGCACCATCATAAACTGTTCCAGTCATTGTTCCAGCAAGAACTGGAGTGTGCTCGACTGTGTGAACAGATGTTGTGTCACCACCAGCATCGGCTTGTGTTTCATTCTCAACAAATTGATGAGAATAGTAAACACTTAGATTGCCATCGCCACTAGCAAGTTGCTGTAAGCTGTTGGCATCATCAGTTGGAAATCCGCTTTTTGTAGCTCCGCGAACTGATCCCTTGTTGCTACCATAACGGAATCGTAAGTAATAAACTAAGCCAGTTGGTCCGAGTAGTGGTTGAACTGAAACGACTTTATTGGCAATTAGTTGTGGGTAAATTCTTCTTACAAGAGGAATCGAAATTCTTTTGAATTGGGCTACGTCGCCACTATCAGTTGAACTTTCGTTGATGAGCCTTTGATTTTCTAGAAGAACGGCAGTGCAAGAACGTGTGTACTTGTCATTGATGTTCTCTAGCAAACCTGTTTGCTCCCAACGAGATTCAAGCTCTCTTGCTTCATTTAAAAATTTGGCATTTGCTTGCATAATATTAATTTCTCCTTGGTTATACTAAAGATTAATCGGCAGCCTTAGTTCCAGCTAAAACTTGCATTTGTTTTAGGAAATCTGGATCTAGACTTTCTACTAAAGTTGTGTCAACATTATCCTTTTTGTTTACTAAGTCTTTATTGTCACTCCATTCTGCAACAAGCTCAGGATCGTTGACAGCACGTCCTCTCCCCTGCGCATTCTCCGCTTTCTTTACTCTTTCTTTCTTTTCCTCTTTGAATTGTTCGTTCAAAACATTCTCAGCTTTACGAACTGATTCATTGAGTTTATTATTTTCTGTACTTAGTCTAATATTTCTAGCCTCAAGTATTTTAGTTTGGCTTTTTAGCTCTTCTATTTTCTTCTCAGCATCTGTTAATTTTGAATTAACAACGCTTGAATAATCTTCATCAGAGATGTAATCTGAAACGCATTCTACAACTCTATCAAGAACTACTTTTTGCTCAGCCATACTTGGGTCATTAATTATTTCTCTACGAGCTGTTTCGTATAATTCTTGACCCTTAAATTGTAAAAATGCATCTACTTTATCAACCATATATTCTTTCATTTCTGAAAGTTTTTGATTGAATTGTTCGTACATTTCAACTTCTAGATTTTCATTTTTAGATTTTTCTGCCAATAGCATTTGGTAGGCTTCTTCATAGCCTTCTTCCATAGAAACTTCAAATTCTTTTTGTTGTGTTTCTAGTCTATTGCGCAAATCTTCAATGATCGCGTATGCTTCTTTGTATCCTTGAATAGCTATTTCTTCTGAACTTTTGAGTTCTTCAGAAAGCTCAGAATAAGCTTCTTCAAGTTTAGAATTATATTCTTGCTCGTATGTATTTTTTGCATTTTCTAATTCTGCTTTTACTGCCTCTGTGACATCTTCAACAGAATCTTCTGGCAAAAGTTTGGTCAAAGCTTCGACAATTTTTTCCATATTATTATAACCTCTCTTTTATTTCTTCGGCTTGTTTTTTAACAATTCCACCAAATGCTGCAAGTATTAAATCTTTGCTTAGATTATGTATGCTGCTAGATTCATTTTTAACAGTTTC